GTTAGCATTCCGCTATTCGATGAAACTTGATAATACTGCGGCTTGCCGTAATTAGGTGACAACGGATCAGTTTCCGTCATGCCCTCTGAAATATTCCCGCGCGGCATGTCGATAACAAACCTCAGCCCGCCGCGTCCTACACGATCAAGCAACAGTGGCTTGTCAGGCGATTGACCGTCCTGCACATCAAGGTAAAGGAAGTGTTCGCCGTAGATGCGGGCCTGCTGTTTTGCATGGCGCAGTTTCGCACGAATCCGTAGTGATTTCTCGGCATACTCGATCAACTCATTCTGATCATCATCGCCTTTCCACGCCCGCCACTTTCGAAAGCAATCTTCCGGGATTTGATCGACAACCTTTTGTGCAAACCGTGAGTTTTCATAGACAACGCCCCAGTAGGCAGGGTTGTCCTGCGTGTCTACGAACGTAACGTTCTGAGCCTTGTCGCGCGTGGAAACCATGCCCGCCGCCACGTTTTGCAGTCCATCATAGATAGTTGTCATGCGCCTGCCCTGTAGGTTTGGTGCGATTATATGCGAAAGGGGCTTGACGTGGAAATCGGGGCGGTGTAGGAGTGTGGTATGGGAAAACTACGTATTCTTGACCTATTCATCGGCATCGGCGCATCAGTTCGAAATATGATTGATTGCGCCATAAAAAACAAGGAGATGTTGTTTTATGTAACGCCTATTGGAACCGGCCTTGCAGGATTTACTAAAACGCAAATTCAAGGTCTTTTTGATGGTTTACATATTCCAGAAAATGTCGTATTTTCGCGGGAATGGTTTACAGAGAAGTGGAATTAACATCATGACAGACTGGATTGAATGGAACGGTGGCGAATGCCCGATTAAGTCGGACAAGACGCGGGTGGATTATAAGATGTTAAAATCGGGTGTTGATAATTTTTGGGGAAAGAGCTTGCGATGGAATTGGCAGTATGGTGGCACTTGTGGCGACATCATCGCATACCGCATCACCGAGGATCACGAACCAAAGGAACCAAAAATGACACGTGAACAAATCCAAGCACAGATTGAGGCATTGCAGAAACAGTTGGATGCGATGCCTGTGGTTGAAAGGCGGTGGTTTCACAACGGATCAATTTTTCCGTTTTTTGAACCTTCCTTCAAAAACTACTTCGACATCGAAACAATCAACGGCGTTCCTCACATTCACGGGGTCGCTATGAAAGAGGTTGCAAAATGAAACTGAAGCACGGCAAAAAATACGAAACGGCGGATGGCGCTGTTTATCGGGTGCGCAAAAAATCCTGAATACGAAGACCTTTGGGATGTGTCGGATGATACTGGTATTCACTGGCGTTCAGATGGGAGTGGCGGTAATCAGTACCCAGACCTAATCCGACGCCACCACACCAAACCTAAACCAGCGCATAAGCTGGACCTGAAACCCGGCGATGTGGTGGAGTTGGTGGCGTGGGAAGATGGGCATTTGGGAGATATTGGATTGAGGAGAACCATCGGGGTTGCCAATGTTGCAATTCCATCGCCTATACCCAAAGGCCAGCGCCAGTTGTTCAAGGTCGTTTCACGATCCAAGTGCTGACCAATTGATTCCTACGCGCTTCATAATTGGCTCTAGGGCGTATCTAATTGCGTCTAAATAATGGTTGTTAGCATCGACAGGCACTGGCATAATCGCGCCGGAAAGCTTGTCGATCTTCCAGCTATAAAGCCTAAATTCGCGCGCAGTTTGAACGCAACGGGGATGAATGTAAACCCGTTTGAATGATCGAATAAACTGAATGCCATCCTCAACGCTGCCCTTGCCTTTGATGCACCCAACTGCCCGGGTAAACCCACGCCGTTGAATATGGCTGATCATGCCGGGCTGCGCGCTATCCCATCGGCTGACGTGTTTGGCGTAGTCTGGAATGCCCATTGAAACGCGGTTGACAATATCGTCAATTTCAATTCGAGTTCCGCCCGCCTCATAGTCGATGTATAGGCAGTTGTCTTTCACCCATGCCCTGATTGCGGCAGTCGGGTCTTGGGAATATCCAAAGTCCCCACCCTGATACGGTCCGTTCCAGCTGGGGCCGCCTGCTTCAAATTCCTTGACTTCAAACTTGCCCGCCATAATTTGGGCTTCTGTGAGCGTTAGGAATTGGCCTTCCCATATGTGATCATATGTGTCGGGTCTGAATTGCTGATCCGCTTTGCGTTCATCTTCTAGACCTTGCGGGAACCATGGATTGTCTGACCAATTACACTCGACGATAACCATGCGGGATGGATCGTATGAAACACGGAAACGTTTGTGCGTTGCGCTTTCCTCGCTTTCAGGGTTCCATGTTAGCCATATCTCTGAATTAGGTTCGCGCATGACCGTGGCGATCAGTTTGCGCCATGCCAGTTCGGACACGTTTTCTGCCTCGTCAATCCATGTTAATAGGACTTTGGCTTTGGACTTAAGGCTGTCAAGGTTATGGCGCAAACCTACGAATAGAAACCATATGTTTCCGGACTTGGTGCGGATATATTCTTTGCCGATTGAGAAGTGAGACGCTAACCAATCATCCTCTTGAATGACTGACTTAAGTTCTTCCATAGAACTGTCAGCTAATGACCCCATAAATTCGCGTCCACATAGTATTGCACCGCGTAGGCCCATAGTTTCAAACACTAGGGCGCGTAGAGCCACCATGCGGGCGAATGTACGGGTTTTAGCTGATCCACGGCCACCATAAGCGCCACGATATGCCACCGCGCCTATTGGCGGGGCAAACACGGGCGCTAGGGCTTGCGGGATTTGGACGTTAACTTCCATGCGGTTTGTATATCATGGCATGGGTGGAAAGGCAAAAGCCCCCGAAGGGGCTTAGGTTGATGCGCGCAGCTTATTTGGACTAGTCGCTGACCAGTAGCAATCTAAATCAAGATAAATAAACTTACCATAAAACTCTGTATCTTCCGCAAACCCAATTACAGTATGGCCGTCAAAAGTAACGCCGTAATCGTTTGTGTAAGAAACTACGTCACCAATTTTGAATTGGCAATCAACAGGTGATGTCTTGTTTAGTTTTTTAGCAAACTCGTTCATTTCCATGTCATAGCGCATCTTCATCATCCTTGTTTGCGTTTCGATATATACAGACTACATCATCCCGCGCGCCATGCAAGCGAAATAATTGCACACGGCGAAAATTTATTCAGACGGCTTAACGCCAACTGGCACCACGTTGATCACTGTTGGCGTCATCGTGCCGTCGCTGGACGTGCTATCCACAACCTGAACAGGCGCGCCATAGCCACGGTCTTGAGCGTCCTTGATCAGCTTAAGCACGTCTCCCTTGATTTGCTCAAGCGCCATTGGCCCGCCTTCTTTCACCACATCTGATAGGGCAGTAACTAAATCGAATTGAATACGCGCGGCAATTTCAGCCGCTTTCACTTCAAGCTGTCTATGCTCTGATGTTTTACCCCCCGGATTGCCAGATTGGCCGGGTTTGAATTTAGTAGGATGATCTGGAATGTTATTCGCCATTACATAACCTGCTTTCAGGTTTTATTCGCGCAAGTCTTCATCGGCCTCTAAAGCCGATATTCCTGCGCATGTTAGCATGATCATCGGCACACTGTCAATTACGGGAACGCTGATAAACCCTAGCGCCAATGCTTCGTTGATTGTTTGTTTTGCGTTTGGAATGTTATGCAGACCGATTGCGTGTGTTGCGTTTATGCGCGTTGTGTAATTGTTCGAGTGCCATTCAAGTCCACCGTTGTCTGCAATGACTGTTAGCAGTCTTGCAATGTGCTGCGGTAGTTCTGCTGGTTCTGACTGCCATGGCGGGGTCAAGCCTAGCGCCTTGATATGTTCATTATCAAGTCGCCACTGCGATTCTATGGCGCGGCGATACACGTCTTGATAATCATTTGGCAATGTGGCGGTTTGTGGCCCGCTGACCCACTCGAATAATTCCATGCGGTTACAGTAGCATGATTGCGATGACGGTTGCAACTGTGCAGCACCATGCGGCAATGATGTATTTCATAGTTTGAGCGCCACTGTATATCCAGACAAGTTGACAGTTTTGCCTTTGAAAGTGAGTTCGTTGTTCACGATACGGTGGGGTGACTTTGCGGTCACACGAAACATGTCTGGGAATTTGTAGACAAGTACTGTCCGGGTTTGGCGGTGGGTGTTGATGAATTCGGTGCGTGTCATGTTGGTTGCTCCTGTTGATAGAAACCATACGCGATGATGCAGATGGTGTCAATACCTCATTTCATGCTTATTCATGGATACCGATGAATATCCGACGCCGTATAAGCATAAATCGGCCAAATGTTAGCGCTAACGCCCCTATAAAATAAGGAGATACTCTCTTATATATCTCTCTTACTTAGTAGCTTAGTGAGTACCCCCCCCTGTTTCTGACAGGCTTGTTTCTTTCTACTCTATCATGTAACTGTGTAAGGGGGGGGGGGTGTTGACACTATCCTAACCTTACGATAGGGTAGAAAGAGTTTAGCTTTACAGATGTATATAGGGGGGGGGTGTTTTCGGTGTATCTAATGCAAAAAAACACAAATAACGCTTGATTTTCAATGTGTTAAAGAATAATAACCAAAAGACGGGTTTTCCGGTGTATTCATGAAAAGAGGTCTAAACTATGAATCAACTGATAGTGAGGCGGCACGTGGATGCGTTTGGAGTTATGTCTCTCGCACAACTTTGCCACAGAAATAGGGGGTACAGTCCTGCCGTTGTGCAAAGGACGGCAGAAAAGTTTGTTGCAGATGGTTCTATCACTCGAACTGAAACACCGCACCATAAGACAGGCATCCTTGTGGTGAAGTACCACTCACTCAAGCCTGCTACTCGCAAGGCAAAGGAACGCGCGAAGAAACCTAAGCCCGAAACCTTGCCGCAACATATCATCGACGCTAACCGCCTAAAACGGATCATAGCGGCACGTCCAGGCATTACAGAGGGGTTGCTTATGAACGCCGCCAAGTGGGCATCGTATGGCGATGTAGTGGCTTTGCATGCAGATGATGAAGTGATCCGCGTTGTTCAAACTCACCCTAAGACGCGCCGCGAATATTCGAAACTATACATGAACTATAATAGACCCTTCACCCCTTGACGCCACGACTGCGGTCATGATACACCTAACGCCACACATGAGGGGACGCAGTTGCAATACCAAGATTTCCGAGAGGCCGGGATTCGCATTTTCGGCCTGTATCCCATAGTTAACGGCAAGTGCGGTTGTGGTGACGTTGACTGCAAAACTACGGGCAAGCACCCGTATTCATCGTCTTGGCAACATACCCCGGACTGGTCGGACGAACAGATAGAAGTAATGGAAATGACGGGCCAGCTACGCACTGGCTATGGGGTTTTGTGTCGAGGGTTGATCGTTGTTGATATTGACGCCCGCAATGGTGGTGTAGACAGTTGGGCCAAGCTAGCGGACGCGGTTCCGGGTCTTGCAAACTGCGGGCTAATCGTGGCTACGGGGAGTGGTGGCGGATCGCGTCACTTGTATTTCACCGCGCCAGAGGGCGTTGCTCTTGTCACTCATTTGGACGACTTCAAGGGTATTGATTTCAAAAGCAGCGGATACGTTGTGGGGCCGGGTTCGCTACATGCAAGCGGCAATCGTTATGAGGTTCTTGATGGGTCACCGTATGACATTGGCGTTGCACCGCAAGAATTGATTGATCTATTGCGCAGGCCAGAACGCCACCGGGCGGAATACAACGGCGGCGTGATGGACGTTAGCCATGATGATTTGGCTGATATGCTGCGACACTACCAAAACAAAGATCTAGATTATGAGGATTGGATCAGAGTAGGAATGGCGCTACACAGCGCAACTGGTGGAGACGGCCTAAGCCTATGGCAAGATTGGTCTGCTACATCTGCAAAACATGATGACAGTTCTATGTCTTACAAGTGGCATTCGTTTGGAAAATCGGCAAATCCCGTTACGTTGGGAACTCTGGTCTATCATGCTGAACAAGGCGGGTGGGTGCGCAGCGTGGTGTTTGATGCGCCGGAAACGCCAGTTAGTGATACGCCACATGATGGCCTGCCCTTTGATATTAGCGGCGTTGATCTAAATTGCCCGCCGGGGCTTGTCGGCGTGGTAACTGAATGGATCAATGACCAATGCCGTAGACCGCGTAGGAAGCTCGCTGTGGCGGCTGCATTGACTGCCCTAGGCAACCTAGCTGGATTGC